GTGTGCGCCTAGACGGGGGCTCTACAGCGGGGTGGGGTCAGCCTTTTGAGGCCCTTGCTACTGAGAAACTGGTGATTCGTTTCGGGCAATGGACGCATTTGCCCAGAACACCGCTTGCTCCAACTGCGTGAGGGCCAGCGATTGCTCGCGGGAGGCGGGTGTAGCGGACAGGATCAGCTCAGCCAACTCCTTGCCTTTTTCTCGAATGCGCTCATAGCGCTCGGGCTGATCGCCAAACGGAGGGTGGTGAGTGAAGTTGTTGTCAACGGGATAATTCATAATGGCTTGAGCGTAAACCAACCCAATTCTAGCACAACTGATTAGCTGCGATGGTTGCCTCCGGTGCCGACTGGGCGGCGCCCCAGGGCAGCAGCATCGCTCAGCCTGGTGGTGTCCCCGGATTCCGTGGCCCGCAGATACTGGATACGGACCATGCCTGGCCGCTGATGCCGAATGTCGCCGGGATGCAGTCAGCCTGGAACCGTGGATTCGACGTGCTACTGATGGATGGGCTGCGCGGGACAATGCTCAGGAATCAGGGCAGCATGGCCGCTGATCGGGCATTCATCGAGGGGCTTTGACAGAAAACCCCCGAACCGTTGGCGCGGCACCGGGGGCGGTGGGTGGATTGGTGTGGTCAGTGTGCGCCTAGACGGGGGCTCTAGGGCTTGGCGGCGTAGTCTCCGCATTCATTGGCATACTTGGGACCGATTTCTATAGGATCGGGCCATCCAAGCCGACAGGGGCGAATGCAGTCTGGGTCCCAAAACCTGCAGTTCAGACAGCTCAGCTTGGGAGTTTCCTTGTTCCATCGCGGAAGCTCTGGCAGCTTGTCGGCATGAATCCTCCCCATGCGTACATCATCAACTACTCCGTGAAATACTTTGAGGATTTGACCCACGTGCCGACTGGACCCACTACTGATCAGAATCAGTCGAATATCATTCATTGACAGGCGCTCGCCATCGCGGCGCTTTTGCGCCTTAGGGCTAAGTTTTGTGCCAATTACATTGGTCCATCGGTAATTACAATTCTTGCATTCGATTCGCTGCCTGCGGCCATATTGTGTTGGCATTGACCTGATAGTAGTTGTTTCCATTGACCTGCATTCTGGGCATTGATGCCTAGCTGGCGGTGCTGGCTTACAGTTTTCCCCTTGCTCTCTATATGTCCATTTACAACCACAGGCAGAGCAAACCAAACGCTTATATCGCCCATAAGGCTTACGATCATTTCTGTACACTTTTATTTGCGTGCTTTGGCAGGTCGGGCAGCAGCTGGTATCAGCCATGGCATGCGGGGGGTCTACTGTGGGTCGAGTTCGGCGGCGATTCGGAATCGGCAACAGCATAAAAACCTCGACCCCATCCTTTCCAGCTCAGGTGGTTGCCATCACCGTCATCGGAGTCCATCCATGCCCTGATGTTGGTTTCTACAGCTTCTCTCCAGCCTTCAAACAATGACACAACGGAGGATGGCAGTGGCTCCGTTGCGCGAAAAACCTCCTCTTGTAGCCAGTCTTCCAATGTGGCGTCACCGTAGTAATCGCTCATGGCCTAGTCTCCTCCACCAGGGGATAGGCCAGATGACTGCTCGCCGCAAAGGATTGCGACGGCAGAATCAATTAGATGCTCGGGAAATACCTTGGACAAATGAAACTTGATCTCGGCGGGAGTCTTGTCGCCGGTAACGGGAGACGAAAAGGCGGCATAGCTCAAGACCTTTGTGCAGAGATCAACGGCGTAAGTCGAGTCTTCCATAGGGTTAGACGTTCTCACTTGGGGGTGCTGATTTGACGAAACTCAACGACCCACACCCACGGGTTGGCGTCCCATGAGCCTTCGCCGTTGATGGATTCCCAGAGGCATAGGAAGGCTTCGCGAGCGCACCAGTTGTTGCCGATAGACTGATCAACCGCACCAATCGCGCCTTCCGCCTGTGCGTCCTTTTCGCTGATGTCGGTCAACCGCTCCACACGGACACCCGTGATCTCCAGCGCGATGCGAGAGGCCAAGCGGGGCATGAAGATAGACGGCACAGTCACGACACACGAAGCGGTGGCCTGTTCTGCACGCTGTCGGTCAACACCAAACTCAGGATCATCTGCATAGCAGTATTGATATCTGCCAATGCGCAAGAACCGTTCAGGCGCCCGCCCGCATCCCGTCCACCGATAAAACGTCTCCCGCACCCACAGCCGGTCGCCGGGCTCTCCGTAGGGGCATCGCACCTTGGCATCTTCGCCCTCCGCCTCGGTGGCGTAGGACAGCCAGTAAGGGCCGAAGTGAGGGTCCGCTGGGTCGAACTCCATGTCGCATTGCCGCTTGACCACCCGCCGCGTTTGCGTTTTCTTGCCATCCAGGATTGCCCGCACCATTGGGCGGCTGAAGAGGATCGGGCGCTCTTTCGTAATAATTGCGGAGGTCATTAAACGTTCTCTCTAGTGCGGGGATCTTGTGGGGACAGGATTCAACAGCGGTACGTTTCACCATTGGGGCCGGTGCCTCCAATCTGTGGCCGGATGCCATCGTGAACGGCTTGAAGCGCCGCCTGTTGCTCGGCATCGCCAGCCTTAGGGTCGATGTCGTGAATAAAAACCAGCGCAAGATGACGCTCAATCATTTCCACTTGTTCATGTGTCAGCCCTTTGCCGGGTGTTGCTCCAGCATTGGAAATCTCAAAATAGCCTTGCAGCCAATAACAAAATTCAGATGATTTCATGGGAATACCTTGCAGGGTTATCGACTTGTGGGGTCAGCCGAGTGGCATATCATTAGGCCCGAACTCTGAGAGAGAGCTTTCGGAGCCCTTGCTTTCGGGAGTTTCTGCGCTGGGCAGTGGCAGGGCGTTGGCGGGGGCCAGTACACAGCTCCGTAGCAGCTCAGCGGCGCGGGTGATGGTGGCAGCCTCAACGGCGCGAAGGCCAGCAAGTCGTTGAAGCTGCAGTTGCACCTGAACGCCGTTGGCAGTACTCGCAGTCATCCCGCCTTGTTCCTTCATGTTCTGGATCTCTGCTGCACGCGCAATGGATTCAAGTTCCGCATCCGATAAGCCCGGCACCTCCCCAGCAGCCGGCGGCGGGGTGGCGGGGCGAAGTTCGTATTGAATCCACTCGTCAAACTCCGATCCCGGTTCCGCTTTACGGCGCTCAACAACTTGGGCTGTCTCAATAGGATTAAGCGTTCCCCATGAAACCGATTCCATGTCTTCGTGCCAGCCATCAGAACAAGCGGCAACCTCATAGGAGCCCATGATGCTCTCAGCCGCTGATCTGGCTTGCTCCTCGCTGGAATACAGGTCAACACCTTCCTCTGGACAGTAGGTGTACCAAACGGAGGCCAGTCCCCTGATCTCGGGCACAGCCGGTCCATCCACCTCGGCAGCAGTCGGCGGCGGCGCGGGCTGGGGCTGCTGGCGGCTGCGGTCGAGGGCGATGGCGCGGCGGATGCCAGCAATCACTTGATCCCGCCATCCCTCGTAGTAGGTCCTGCAGGTGCCATCCGATTCGCCCTCCATGGCGTCAACTCCGGCGTCAATCAGGCACTGGTCAATTTCCTCATCAGCCACCTCGCCAACAGCCGGCGGCGGCTCGCCCTGGTTCGGGCATAATTCCTCTGTCATCGTCTCCTCCAAATACGGACGGTGGCCTGGGTCGGGAGTCGCAAGCTCGCCGGCCCACCCCAATCCTATACCACACCCGCCGGCTGTGCTACGGCTGCATCAGGCCGGCCACCAGGGTAACGGCAGCAACAGATCGGATCAGCTACGGCATGATTCCTCCAGCAGCCACTGCGCGATCAGCCGCCACTGGGTCGGGGAGAGCGATGGACGGGCGTGGATGGAGTCATCGCGCTCATCAGCGTCCTGCAGCAGACGCTGGGCGAGCAGCCGCTTGTGCTCTTGGATCACTCGGTCCATTGAATCCTGATCAGCGCAACGAAAAACAAACAGCAGAACAGCAGCAGTGGTGACATTCCCACCGCCAGCATCGCTACCTCGGTCCAGGAGTAGGTGGGGTTCATAGGAAAAAATAAGCCTACATAACAATCATAGGGCCACCTTGCGAATGGCTCGCGTCATAAAAGTACCTGTCTTTACTTGACTGGATTGGCCTCCCGTGTCAAGCCTTAGCGCTCTTGCACTCGTCCCAGTTAATTCTGTGGATGAAATGTGGTTTGAGGTAGTAAAGGATTCAGTATTCCCTTGCTGAAACGCGGCAACAAGTGTTTGCGCTGGAATTGACGAGGTGTAGTTGGCCGTGCGAGGAGGCACGGCATAAGCATTTATTCCAGTGGATGTGTTGTTGCCAACTGTGCTTGGCTTTAGGTTGAAGTAAATAATCTCAAGCTCCAGGTGGGCGGGCAAATACCAATCACTAAAGCCGCCGATGTTAAGGTCAACGCAGAATTGCGCAGCAGGATGGTTTGCAATGCCTGCAGCAACCATTGCGGCCGTATTAGCGGCACCGTCAAATGTACTGCCAGTATTAGCCGTAGCCGTAGCGGTTGTTTTCCACTGGTGCATCGTGGTCAACGTGTAGCCAGTACCTGATGCACCCGTAGCAGCTGGCGCCACGATCAACGCATGGGTGGCAACACCGTCTGCCGTGTGGCTAATTAGGCCGGCGTAGAACCCACCCTGAAATGGATCGCCAATCGCAGGCAAAGCGATGCCGCTGGTAAAACGATAAGGATTGATAAAAATCACGCTCATTCTTCCACCCTTGCCCACTGCAGCGATTCCCGCTCAGGCGTAGCCGGGTCATCCTCAGCAAACGTGCCATCTGCCGCCCTAGCCTGCACCACCTCCCACTGGCTACCATCCGGCCCGGTCCATGTCTGGCCGATGCTTTCAGCCGCAGGCATTGGGAACAGCGAGTAGATACCATCCAGCCGGAACTGCACCATCAATACGCGCAGCTCGGCCAGGTTGGTGGGTTGCAGTCGGAGCTTCGACAGTAGTAACCAGATCGCACCCTGCAGCGCAGACTCATTCACCCGGCCATTCAGAGCATCCTGAATCGCAGAGACGAACACAGCCAACGCACGCGCCAGATCAGCCGTCGCATCCTGCCCCAGCACCGCTGAATACACGTCGCTGACCAGCAGCGCCGCATAGAACCCGTGATAGTCAGCCCCTGGCACAGGCGGCGGCGGGATGGCCACTAGCTCCCACCCCCAGCGCCATTCAGCAGCATCCAGATCAACGTTGCGCACTGCCACTGCCTGAAACCCATCCACAAGCTCTGGCGCCGCTTCCCGGACGATCACCAGCGGTAGGTATCGCTCGGTGTCGAGCTGCACCACTGGTTCATCATCCGCCCTCGGGTAGTCCACCACCCGCCCCAGTTGTCGATCCCACAGTGCGCGGTTGCTGCTCATGATCAGGCCCTCGTCACATACAGGGCAACCTTCAAGCCTTTGCCCTTGGCGGAAATCGTGCTGCCCACCTGGTCGATGTCCACCGTGATCTCCGCATCGGCAGCGAGACTGGCATCACTGATCACAGGCGTAACGGTGCTACCCACGCTGGTCTTAGCATTGGCGTCGATCTGCGGCCTAGTGGAGAACACCGATGCGCCACCTTCGTTCACATCGACGATCAACGCTGAGCCAGTGGGCGCGGTGTTCACCGACAATCGCACCGCCGTCAGTGTTGCCGCCCACGGCATCCTGAACGTCACCCGTGCAGTGCCAGTCGCCAGGTCTGTCGTCTCATCGCTACACGCCAGCACGATCACATCACCGAAATCCTCTGGTCTGGCTAGGCCCGCCGTAGAGCTGGTAACTAGGCCGGGTAATGGATGGACGTGATCCGAGCGGCTGGCGCTGCTCGCCGTGCCCGCCGCTGCAGTGCCAGGCGCTTGCGGTGCGATGTCACTGAGTCCCGGCACTGTCGGCCGGCCGCTCAGGTCGCCGTAAGCTCCGCTGGTAGCCACTGCGGCCAGATCTCCCGGCTGGATAGCAGTAGCAGCCAAGGCAGCTGCGGACGTCCAGGTCGATTGCAGGGTGTTCGTGGGCAGTGAATAGCCACTGTCAAAGGCAATCGCGATTGATCCACTGCTTGTCACCGGGGATCCCGCAACCGTGAAGCCGGTCGGGACAGCGATCCCTACGCTCGTGACAGTGCCGGACCCGACGCCGCCGGCAAGGGTCAAAACCCCGTTGACAATGCTCAGCCCGGATCCCAGGCCTATGCCCTCAAGGGTGCCGAAGCCGCTAGCGCGTCCAGCAAGGGCGGGCCCCGTTAGCTGAAACGGCGGTTCGCTCACTCCTCCCCCAGCCTGATTCAGTCCTGGCCTCAGGTAGGTAGGCATGGCTTACACGAGCTCCGTGACTTGGGCCCGGCCACTGGCGGCGGCCCATAGACCGTAGACTGCGTTTGGGAAAATCAGCTGCTGATCAAATGCAATAAAGTCGTCGGGGTAAAGCTGCATGAAACAGTTGGCCTGGGTCGCCGGACTTGTGAACGAAAGATAGAGTTTTTGCTGGCTCAGATTGTTAATCATTAACCCTTTTCTGTTGCTGTTCTGAGCAATGATCAACTGACTGGTCGAAGAGCTTTCGACACTGACTGTCGTTGGTGTTCTTCCGGGCACCGTGGAGGCCACCGGGACCGCGCTGGCCCTCAGCTGGGAATCCGTCAGCGGACCCTGCACGGGCACGGGGGCGGCCCGAAGCTCAGCATCCGTCAGTGCTCCAGAAACCGGGACTGGCGTTGCCCGTAGCTCGGTATTGGTCAGCGGACCAGAAACCGGGACCGTTGCACCACTCGCGTCGACGGGTACCCGCCCGCTCGCCAGGGCTGGGAGCTTGCTGTCGATTGACCCCAGTGATGTGTTTCCGGTTGCCTGCAGGGCGGCCGTGGATGCGCCAGACGGAAGGGTCGACGAGCCCACAGACACAGGGACCGGACTCGCGCGCAACTGTGTATCCGTAAGAAAAGTGCCGTCAACGGTCAGGGAGACTCCGCCGTCGTCCACGGAAAGCGTTCCGCCCGCGTCGCTGATCGGTACTGGGGCTGTACTGTCATTGTCGATCGTGACATTCCCGATCGTGACAGCCCCCGAAATGTCAACCGTGGCACCACCGATGTCAACGGGAATTGGCTCCGCGGCAACGACCGCGAACTCCGAATAGGTGTTGCCGTTGATGCGCCTGGTTGCCACGAGCCCTCCGAAGCGACTGCTGGAGCTTGCGCCATGCTAGCCAAGGCATCCAGGGTGAAACCTGGCAGGGGCCCTACTCACCCTCCCACGGCAGAGGCAGTGCCACGATCACCGGGGCACGCCGGACAGCCAGGACACCGGCCAGGCCGCTGCGCAGCTGCTCGACGGTGGGCTCCTCATCGCCAGCGCGGGCGTCGATGGCGGCCTCCAGCCAGGTGATCACCGTGGCCGGGGTCAGCTCGGTATAGGCGGTGAAGTCGGCCGGGGCGGCGGCGCCCAGGGGCACGTCGCCATAGGCGTCGACGGTATTGATGCCATCGGTGGCAACGAGCCGCCAGTGAATCTGGCGCACCACGTCGCTCAGGCTGCCCTCGGTGGGTGCGGCATCAATGCGCTCGATGCGCCAGGTGTAGGTGACAGTGGGCTCAGGCATCGGAAGTGTCCTCGGAGGCGGTGGGCTGGGCTTCGATCAGCTCGACGCCAGCCAGGAAGGTCTGGAGCTGACTAGCGGCGAACTGCTGGAGGATGGGATCACCGCTGGCGCGTGCAGCGGCGTAAGCATTGACGAGCTGGAGCAGGGCTTGTTTCATGGTGATCAGGCGCCGATGAGGCCGTGGGATGTGAGATCGTCGATGAGCGCTTTGAGGCGCTCAGCGAGCTGCGCGGTGGTGACAGTGGTGCTGTCAAACGTGGTGCGGGTGGCAGTGCCGGTGGGCGCCGCCCAGCCAACTTTGCGGGATCCGACGACGTTGTTGGTGCCGACTTTGTAGGAGTCGGCGGTGTTGGTGAGTTGAATGTTGCCGGTGACGGAGAGGCGCTCCGTGCCGGTGGTGTTGTTGATTAGGACGTTGCCGGCGGAGTTGATAGTCAATCGAGCCTGAGCTGCGGCGCTGGAGCCTTGCTCTCTTGTGCGAAGCCTTAAGCGCAGGGGCACATCCCCCACGCCGGGCACGCCTTCCACCGATGCACTAATTGCAGCGCTTTGAACTATATTCACGCCGTCAGAACCGCAGAAGCCCACGGTTCCAACAATGTCGCCAACTTGTACTAGCGTACTACCTAAAACTTCGCCGCTCCTTGTCATTGATAGAAAAACCCTACCCGGTATATTCCCGCTAGAAGCATTTGAGAGCACTGAGATACAAGCGCTAGTGCTGTTTGCCATCTCGATGTGCAACTCTGGGGTGATCGTGCCCAGGCCATCAACTACCGGAAACGTCAATGGACGGATGAGGCCGCCAAACGTTCTTATCCATCTATAGACATTGTTCACTTTTTGCGCGGAGTAAGTCAATCCATCCGTCCCCAGCACCGACGCACCCGGCATCGCCGCCGCGTCATACGGAATCGGCAGCGCTGTTTCCTGTAGCCCTTCAGTGCGCAGCTTGCGACCTGTGCCAGTGCGGATCTTATCGAGTGTCATCAGGAGGCCTCCGTGTCAGGTGCGTGGTCAGCGGCTTCCAGTTCGACGGCAGTACCTATCACTTTCAGGGCGTTGTTCACTTCCGCCTGAATCTGCAGCCGTCCGCCGGGTTGGGTGTTGGTCAGATCGGTCTTGAGCAGCCGCAGCCCCTGGATCGGCAGGTAGACCGTCTCGCCGCCAGGCACAGGCACCCTGGCCGACACGGGGATTGCCTGGCCGCTGTTGCCCTGCAGCAGCATCTGGGCCTCCACCCAGCGGGTGGTGGCAGTGGTATTCACCACGGTCAAGGGTGTCTCGATAAACACCTCACCAGGCCGCAGTTCGCGGTCGGCATCGGCAGGATCGGCCACGGCGCCATCGCCGCCGCTGGCGGGGATCGAGAAGTCCGGCGCTTCCGCCAGGGTCTGCCAGGTGGTGTTCACGAAGCCGTTGTTGCTGGCTGTGGGAATGAACAGCAGCAACGGCTTGCCGCTGGATGGTTGGTCGGTCGAAATGCGGGGCATGGATCAGTAGCTCCTTGAGATAACGGCACGGGTGACCCGGCCTCGGATGGCTGAGTCGAACGGTGGGCCGGCCAGTTGGCCGCTGCGGGCGTCGATCGTGAGGCCGCCGACGAACACCGCATTGCCGGCGTCGTCCTGGCCACTGAACCGCACCCGGCCGCCATTGCGCTGCACGATGCTGCGCTGGATGCGGCGGGCGGCACGGCTGGGAGGCACGCGGAAGAACTCCACGCCGGCCAGCGGCGCGGTCCACTGGTGATTGATGGCGGTGATCTCGCTGCGCAGCTTGCGCCGCACCTTCTCCACTGGCGTTGGCGCGGGCCCGGAGCCCACCTCGAACCAGTAGTTGTCCATCGTGGCCTTAAGGCGGGCCACCAGGGCGTTGACGAAGGCCACGGCGCCGCTGGTGAGCTGGCCGCCGGCGATCAGCTGGGCAGCCAGGCGATCCCAGCTGGCCTTGAAGGCGGCATGGAAGCTGTAGGTGTAGACGCAGGTGCCGTCGAACTTGAACATTCCCTCGGCGAAGTTGAGCATCGGCCGCTCGAAGCCATGCACCAGGCTCGCCGCCAGCGCATCGAGGAACAGGCCGCTGTCCTTGCGGGTCAAAACCTCAAAGCCCACGGGCCAGGTGTTGGCGCTGTAGTTGGTGACCAGGTGGGTCCACACATCATCGATCAGTGCGACCCGCGCCCCGTTGATGATCGTGGCGGCGTTGCTCTGGGTGGCCACCACCGCAGGGTTCACCTTCAGTGGCACCACCCGCTGGGTGCTGCCCTCGCTCCAGAAGCTGTAATCGCCGAACTGGGAGCTGGAGCCGGACACCACCATCTGGCCGCCATCGAGACACATGAAATGCCGGTGAGCGCCCACGCCGATGGCGTTCACCGGGTTCACAAAGCCCCGGTTGCGTGCCACATACCCCAGTCCGTTTGCAGTGCTCGGAGTGAAGCCCCAGGTCATGATGTTGGGGTACACCGTGTAGGCGGACAGCACCGACGCATCCGCCAACACGCAGCCGCCGCCACGGGGGTGCGCCGGGTTGCCGCCAGGGGCGTCCATCGGCAGCGGTGTGGGCACGTCCGTGGTCACGCTCGTCACCACGCAGTTCTGGCCATAGGGCACGCCACCGGGGAGGATCAGGGCCCCAGGCCTGAACGTCATGGCGAACCCCTTGGTGGGGTTGTCGAAGTCGTCAATCCGCCAGCCGGCGAACTTCAGCCCGATGATGTGAACCCCATTGCCGCAGAGGAACACGTTGCGCTCCTCGTTAGCGCTGGTGGGCCGGATCACGTTCCGGCGCTGCGATCCACTGGCGCTGATGATAGTGGTGAAATCCGGCACTGGGATTTCGCCCGCCGTGTTCACATCACCGAGCAACCTGACCGTCCAGCCCACCTTATCACCTTGGGCCTCGATGATCTCCAGCGCCCGCTCGATCGACGCCAGCGCCCGATCCTCGTTTCGCCCCGTGGAGTTGTTGTTGCCGCCAGGCGCCACATACAGCGTCTTGTGAACGTCGTGGCTCGGCCTGGCTGCGACGGTGATGTCCTGGGTGCCGTTGAATGGCACCCCGTTGATGTTGCGAGCTGTGGTGAGCCGATTAGCCTGCGTCGCAGTGCCGGCATTGGTGGCAAAGTCGGCTGTTGTGACATACAGCTGATTCTCTTCATCGAACGCCAAGCCGGCTTCGTTCGCGTAGTTGGCGACGAAGACGTAGCGCTTGACGGATGATTCCGACATGTGGCCAGCAAGCCAGGGCTGACGGCATGCTAGCCAGGGCGGTCGAGGTAGACACCGACCGGGTCCTCGTCTCCGAGCCAGCTGCGGTAGGCCTTATGGTGAGCCGCGACGGTGTGCCCCATGAACAGCGCCGCATGGGCATCGGTCACCCGGTAGAGCGGTGAATGCAGCCGCCGGGCGTAGGCATGCCGAAATCCGTAGGAGGTGCCCCCCTGGCGCTCGATCAGCCCCTTCCGCCTGAGCTGCTGGTTGACCCGGGCGCCGGCCTGACTCAGGGTGCCCAGAGTTGGCAGCGGCGCCTTCCAGAGCTGGACGACCCGGAACTCGGAGAACCAGGACGGATGGAAGGGCGGCACCTGCCTGGGCGGCGTCGTGCCGTGACGATTGGTCTTGCCTGCCGACACCCAGACGCAGTCCTCGCGGCGGCGGCACGGCTCCGCAACCCAGGCCTCCCAGGGGCGCAGTCCGTACACCGCCAACAAAACCACCACCCGCCGCCAGGACGCACTCAGCCCGCCCTGCACGATCGCCTCGATCTGCTCGTCAGAGAAGAACGCCTGGGGGCGATGCTGCGCCGCCATCCCCGCGTTCTGCAGTGGGTCCAGCAGCTCGCCATTCCACGGCTGCCCGCACAAGCCGCACAGCCGGCGCAGGAAGGCCACCACCCGTCGCCGACCAGGAGAGCGAGGATCAGTCCTCTCGATCGCGCCCAACAGGGACTCGTCCCCCAAAGGGTCGTCCGGGTCCAGGCGGCGCAGGTGGCTCAGGTAGTGGCGCTCGATCGTTGCATCAGAGACGCCCTGCGCCCGCTTGAAACGCTGCCACAATGCCACCACCTCATCGAGGTCTGGCCTGGCCTTGGATCCCCCCTTGGCCGAACGGCCCGGCTTACCCGTTCTTACCCGCCGGTGTCCGATCAGGTCCCGCCAGGCCTCCGACTCGAAGCCTCCCGACCGCCCGTGACGAAAGCGCAGCAGGGCCAGGGCCCGCTCCTGCACATCCACCGGATCGGCGTCGTAATCCAGGTACAGCGGCACCCGCCGCTCGGCCATCTGCACGTACAGGCGCCGGCCCACAGCCCGCAGCAGGAACCCCTTCCCGAAGGTGCCGGCGCAGCGCGCAGCCAGTAGCTCGACGGTCAGCGCGACCACCTGGCTGCCCGGCTGGACGGGTAAATTTACCCGTTTTTGAGCCCGAATGACGCGAGATGAATCCACTTGACGCGACCTGGAGGAGCCGCAATCTATGGTCAGGACTGGGATTTCAGGAAGCCCTTGACGAGACTTGAACTCGTGACCTCTCCCTTACCAAGGTGCTGCTCAATCGCTGAAACCCTTTGCTGGAGCGGGATCTGCTGATCAGTTCTGTCTTCTTACCCGGATTCTTACCCGTTTCGTCCGTCAGACGGGCTTCTGATCTGCGCCGCATCTGGCGCTCAGCGGATCAGGGACCAGGGCCCACAGCCGCTCACGGGTCGGCAGCGTCCGCAACAGGGCCCTGGCCTCCGCCCGGATCGGGCCCGGCACCCGCTTGGTCTGCCGGTGATCGGCGATCCGCCCGAGCAGCAGCCTGGCCTGCAGCAGCGCCGCCGCCTCCTGGTAGCGCAGGGGCTCGCTCACCCGGGGACGTGACCGATCACCAGCTCAGGCGAGAACCCCGGGATCTCCAGCAGCCTGTCGACCAGGGCCTGCCCGATGGCGCGATGCAGTTCCATGGCCAGGCCGCTGTACGTGCCGTGGCAGGGGTGATCGGGCTGGTCCCGCCCGTCCCGCTTGTAGAGCGCCTGCAGGAGGACAACCCGGTTGTGGTTGACGATCAGTTCGACCGGCACCCCAGGGCCCTCCTCCACTGGAGGCGCTTCGAGGCCCAGGTCGAGCTCGAGCTGGATGGTCTTCATGGCTGCGCCGAGGCGGACCGGCCCACGCTACTGCCAGGGCTGGCAGGATGGATGCCACATCTGTCACCAATGAGGCCAATGCGCTGCCCTCGCTGCAGCAGTGATCAGCAGACGCTGGTGCTGACCATCCGCCATCGCGTCGATGGTTCCATCCGCCGCAGGCACACCTGTGCCCACTGCGAGATCCGCTGGACGGCCGTCGAGACAATCGAGCCCGGCACCGTCCAGAAGGCTCCGCTTCCCCGCAGGCTGGCCGGCGCCGACTAGGGCTCCTGTGGGACCAGGGTGCCGGGCTCGATCTCCTCGATCACGGGCCGCCTGAGTCCGCCCACCACCTTGGTCGACACAAAGCGCTGCACCGCCGGGTCGAACACCCGCAGGACGCCGGTGCCGCGCTGAACCCACCAGTCGTCCTCCAGTGCACGGAACGCCTCCGGCTCTCGCTGGCTGGTCCACAGGATCGGCGGCCGCCCGGGCTGAGCCGGCACCAGCTCACTCTCGGGGATCGTGTCCCGGGAGTCCACCGCGATGCCGGCCGAGTCCGCCAGGGCGACGGCCAGGCGGTCGGCAGTCAGGTCGCGCAACTCGTGGTAGCGCACCACCTGGCCACTGGTGAGGGATCCACCGCTGGAGCCCTGGAACTGGCGGTCCTCCTTGCCGATCTCGTAGTCGCTCGGCTCGTAGAACGGGTACCCCAGAGACCAACGCACTGCGTGAATGTGCTTGCACTCCCGGCGCCGGTCGGAGCGCGCTGGCAGATCTCGCCAGCGAGTCCGGTAGCCGACCCCTTCTTTTTCCCAGCGGCCGTCCATCGTGCGGCCGGCGCCCGGCCTGGGGAATCGCTGCTGGCTGCCGCTGGAGAGGGCGCTCAGGTCCGCAATCCTCCCGCCACTGAAGTCGGGGCAGTTGCAGAACAGCCTGTGGCTACTGCACAGGTACCGGGAGCCATCGCTGCGCCAGAGCAGCGGGGCGCTGCGGTTGTAGGCCGCCCGCTGCCAGAACGCACGCAGCTTCTCAGGACTCGCCCGGCGGCGCACGAACGGGCGCGACAGGTCGAACAGCAGCTTGCCCTCTGCCGGGTTCACATCCACCAGCGTGTAGGCCACGACCTCGATGGGGTCGCTGATCAGCCCCTGCGGGTAGGTCGTGCCCTCCGCTGAGTCCTCGAACTGATCACCGATGAATGCCCGCCAGGCCTCCACCTGCGCCGCACTCAAGGTGCTGCTGACATCGAGGACAAGCCGGTGCTGCTCTGGCTGCGGCAGATCAACCTGCAGGCTGATGTCCGCCAGGGCAATCGGCTGCGGCAGGATCACCGTGCCGCGCCTGCGGCAGACCACGGTCCACGCCCCCTCCGGCGAACTGTTGCTCGGGAAGTAGGTCGCACTCACCAGCTGCGGCCCGGGCCTGGCCCCGTAGTCCCGGAACGAGCGCAGCAGGTAGAGCTTCTCCAGGTCTCCCCAGTTTTTGCCGCTGCCCTGCCAGTAATCCAGCCCCGCCCGCCAGCGCTTGTAATCGCTGTCGCGGTTGTAGGCCTCAAGTACCGACGGGTAGTAGGTGCCGCCCGGGGCATCGCTCCCGCGGCTGCCTGTGCTGGCCCTGGGAATCTTGGCCGGCCGATCGACCGGGGCCAGCCCCAGGCCCTTGTTGAGCCTGGGGCCAACCCGTCCGGCCATCAGAAATAGCCGCCCATCGCGAACACGTTCACCCGAGTGGCCGGACTCGGGGCCGTGATCGCAGCGCTCAGTCCGGCGAACAGCGTCATCCCGGCCGGGACGTAGAGGCCATTGTTCTTCTTGGCGGTCTCCGCGTCACCAGGTGTCGGGTTTTGATCCAGCACCCCGAAGACGCCCTGCAGGGTCGGCACCGGCACCGACAGCGAAGGCATTGAGATGTTGGTCCGGTGTCCGGGGGCGGTCGAGACCACCTGCCCGGCGGCGACCAGGGCGGTGTTCTCGCTGTTGATCCCCAGCGCCGTCGGCGAAGAGCTCAGGTAGATCAGGACCCGCACCGCGGAGGTGTTCTGCTGATTGGCGATGATCGAGACACTGTCGACCACCGCGCCGTCACTGCCGGTGCAGTCGACCAGCAGGGAGCAGCCGCTGCCGAGGATGCTGCCGAGGTTCGCGGGATCGGTCAGTGCCGCAACCGGGCCGAGCACCACGAATTCGTGCAGCGGCCGATCGACCAGCAGGGGCTGCTTGTTGGTGCTGGTGCTACTCATTGCATGCCCTGGCAGTCGGCCTGGTTGTCATTCTACGGATCCCGCTCTTCAGGCCCGCCGCGGGAATTGGCCGACCGCCCGGGTGTTCATGCCCCTCGGCTCGGGCCTCATTGCGATCTGCCCAGGGATGCCGCGGGAGATGGCCGCCATGGCGTCGCCCTCGGGACGGCGCCCGGCTGCCGATTGCTCGGTCGCGCCCATGGCGGCCGTGCTCGTCAGCCTGGAATTACCCAGCTGCTGCAGCACTTCACTTTTGGCGATCTGGTCGGGGTGGCCAGGGATGACCGGGCTGTCACCACCGGGGAGGCTGCCCGGCGGGCGCATCATGATCTGCTGCTGCGGCACCGGGCTTACCATCAAGTTGGTGCCCTCCTTGACGACTTGCCCGTCGCCGTACAGGACCCCATGCACCGGCCGCTCCGGCTGAACACTGAGCAGGTTCATCGGATTGTTCCGCTGGAACCGCGGGTCCTGCTTGAGCTTCGGGTCGGGGTGGAAGCTCATCGCCGCGGCGAGGGAGTGGTCTCCGCTCTTCATTGCGCCACCCCTCCGCCGAAGTTCCACTGCTGAGGATTCAGGTTCTTGATCCGCTGCAGGTAGTCCTGCAGTCGGGCCTGGGCCGCCTCGTCAATCGGATCGGCCCCGCCAGGAAGCACATTGCCGGACGGAGCCTGGAACTGCGGCATCTGATCCACGCCGGCGGCATCGAAGCCTGCCGGAGCTGCAGCGGGGGTGAGCCCTGGGCGGAAGTCACCGCCAGTCACGCCTGCCAGGTTGAAGTTCGGCTGATCAGCAGCGGCGGCGGCCAGGCGCTCCATCTGGCCGGCCTGAGGAGGATTGAATGCCCAGTTGCGATTGGCCGGCTCCGAGAAGTCACCCGTTGGAGCGGTGGCTGCGGCTGCGGCCATCTGGGGCACCATCTGAGCGGCAGGCGCCGGTGTGAAGCCAACACGTCGCTGCAGATTCTCGGCGAGCTTCCTGTTCCCCTCACTTGCATTGGCCCAAGCCCGGATGTCGGCCCGGTCCCAGTAGGCCTGGGTGGCAGGATTGGAGGCGTCTGGCAGGGCAGCAGCAGGGCGCTGGCCCCCCATGCCGCGATCAAAGGCGCCGGCCGCCTGCCCCGCGAGAAGGGCATCGTCGGCAGTGGCACCAGCCTTCAGTCCATCAAGAGCGCCAGCGCCCTGGGCGAGCAGGATGGCGTCGTCCGTGGTCGTCCGGGCAGACGCCGGCGCCGTCGCAGACAGATAGCCGCGTCCGCCCTGGGCCGCACGGGCCGCCGCCGCCGCCTCGCCGGCAGTCTTGGCGGCGTCGAATTCGGCAACACCTGACTCCCAGCGCATGGCCGGAAGCCCGGCGTTCTGGGCAGCGATGTTCAGGGCCCGGTTGCGAGCACGCTCCGGCGGGTTCACGATCGCCACGTTCCGCCCAGCCGGCAGCCGGGGGTTCTGCTGAGCAACCGGAGAGGGATTGCTTCTCGGTGGAGGCGGGGGAGCGGAGCCAGGAGCGGCTGCAGGAGTGTTCCACTGATTGGCTCTGCTGGCGCCCGCATTGCCGCCGCCGACGCCCGTGTTCCTGGCAGGATTGTCGAAAGCGGGGCCTAAGTGCGGCTTGCGAGGCGGGGTGGCCGGAGTCAAGCCACGGCGCTCGTTCATGGACTCCGCACCGGGACCTCCCCGCCAGTTCCTCACGACCCAGGGCAGGGTGGCGGCTCCCACGGCGGCCGGGACCGCGATTGCCGCACCAGGGATCCCAAGCACGCCGACGCCCCGGGCAACGCCTGTCGTGATCCTCTGAACCCAGGGAACGGCCGCTCCTCCAGGAGCGCGCACGATTGCACCCCCGGGGCCGCTGCGGACGATTGGGGCGGGTGCCGCGGGTCTGATCAGTGGCGACATGGATCTACCTCCAGTTAATGGTGCCAATCAAGGTGGCCACCCGGGTGCCGACAGACGTGTCTGCCGGGCCGGGGATGGCCATGATGAATTCAGCGCCGCTGCGAGAAAACGCATAGCGCCGCATGTCCTCGCGCCGGTAGTTCGGCACATAGAGGCTCTCGGCCAGGCGGTCCACCTCCCGGAGGTAGATCTCCCGGTAGTCCCGATCGGCCCGCAGGGGGTCGGACTGGAAGATCGCCCGATCGGTGTCACCCGTGATCCGTTCAATGCGGCTGGGCATCGGCTGTGTCTCGTCCCGGAAGATTTCCGACAGCTTCCAGGTGCGGTCACACCGGTCGAGCTGGTACAGCACCTGGTCGTACCAGTAACTGTCGGGGATCCGGGCCATGGCTTCCTCCAGCCGAGCGAGATCGCCCGCCGGCACCATGGAACCGTTGTTCATTCCGAGGTGGAAGCGGCAGCGCGACTTGTCGAAAGGCGACAGCTCCACGCCGCGACCATCCAGGAACAGCAGTCAGTCTAGAAGCTCTGTCTGGCGGCCTCAGGCCACGAAAATCAGGTCGTCTTCAATGACCTGGTCCCAGTTCACGCGCGGCACGCTGCGCACCTGCTCCAGGGTCGAGAAGCGCTCGCCAGGCAGGCTCATGCGCATCTCGATCACCTTCTTGGCCGTGGAGTAGCCGACGCCCTTGATGCGCTGGGCGATCATCTCGGCGGTCGCCAGATTCAGGTTCAGCCGGGTGTCGGGCGGAATCACCTGGGCGGGGATGACATCCTTGTCGACCTCGTCCTTGGTCCGAGGTGCCTCGAGCTTGGCGCCGGTGCGCCCCTTGCCGACTTCGTACTCCTCCAGGTCTTCGAGCGTGGCGTAACCCACGGAACCGGACTGATTGCGCACCATCGCGTAGTCCTTGTCGTGGTAGCTGACCAGCTCCACGATCTGGCCGTTCTTGTTGTTCCGGTAGAGGTTCATGCGATTGCGCCCGATCCGGGCCGCCAGACCTGTCTGCCAGTGATACTAGGGCGAAACCGGAACAGCGGGAACCGGGACGCGAAAAAGCCCAGGCGGTGAGCCTGGGCTGGACGGTCAGCGGATCCGATTCGATCAAACAGTCTCGACCAGGGCTGGCAGTCCACCAAAGGCGGACTGGTCGGGGACCGCGTCGAGGGTGAACCAGCAGGCTTCGGCTACCAGGTAGCTGCCGCCAGGCTCCGACGAGGTCAGGCCGGCGCCGGCAGCGTTTGGGCTGGCGGCATCGTCGTTGAACACCTTGAAGGTGATCGGCGACGTGGTCAGGACAGGCGCCATCAACGCCAAAGCGCCGGTGGTTGACCCTGGGGCGACGGTCCCGTTGCTCACAGTCAGCGCACCGGTGGCGCCGGTGGTGGCGGTCAGGGTGTTGTTGACCGTCACAGCGGAGGCGAGCTTGATCCGGTTGGTGTTGGTGCCAACAATGCCGGAGCGGGCGCTACCCCGACCCAGGTCCTTGCGTGCATCCAGCACCCGCAGGCCCAGCTTGTAGAGCCAGACGCCTGTGGGCACGGTCAGGCCAACAATGTCGGCCCGAGGCTTGTCGTCGGGTCGCTTGTCAGACGAAGGGATGATCACATCGAACTCGGTCCTGCTTGTGGAACTGATCCTGACGTAACCGATCCGGTGGTAGTAGACCGCGCCAGGAACCGCCACAACGGGCTGACCCTGGTAAGTGCTCAGGTGATTGACGTAGTTGCCTGGGAAGATCTTGTTGGACATAGCAGTTACCTCCGATCAGTAAACGAACGAGTAGGCAACCGTCACGAAATCCTTGTTCAGGATCTCGAAACCAGCCAGCAGAGACCAGATCATGATGATGAAACGACTGAAGTCGTCGTTGTTGTTCAGCAGGATCTGGGCGTTCTCCCCGCCAGTGCCGATCCCAACCGACTGCATTCCGAAGAACAGCAGGGGGGCGGCCTGGTAGCTGCCGGCGCCGGAGCCGCCGACATCGGTGTTGATGGTGGTCGAGAAGGTTTTCTCGGGGAGGTTGGTGGACTCAAACCACCTGACGCCCTCAAAGAGGAAGCCAGTCGGCATGGTCGGCTGCCCGGCCACGAATCCAGCCTGGCCATAGGCGGGGCCCATGCCGAGGAAGAAGTTCGCGTTGGGAGCCAGGTGCGGTTGCATGGGATCGACGATCCCCTGGCCGGCATAGCGGGCCACTTCGCGGAAGTCGTTGTCCTGACGGAGATGCTTCATCGCCGTGGGATCAACAACCGCCCGGTAGTAGCCATCCGCAAAGGTCGGGATGTTGCGTTTCCGCATCTGAGTGACAACCTCGAGGAGGTCGTCCTTCACACCGAACTTCGCAGATTGACCGGAGTCGTATGTCGCAACCGTGGTTGCGTTGGTCTTGGCCTTGCCCTTAGGGAAGTAATAACCACCCTGCACAGAGTCAGCCTGGCCGTTTGCTTCTGCCTTGAAAAGTTCATCAGCAAACACACGATCGCGCCAGCGGCGGTAATCATCAAGCAGGGTCATTGACCCGATTGATTGATGAAAAACCGGAAGAGACCCAGTGTCCAGAAGTAGGCGTTGAGCGGTGACGAGGGTTTCGCGCGCCACCTTGAAAGTTGAGGCCTGTGAAGGATTCTGAGGATCGGCGGGGCCCGTGTATTCCCGCAGGGTCACATGGACCTTGTCCTTCACAATGTTCCGCGAAGATGCGGTGCCGATTGTTTGATCAGCGGTGCGCTCCCGGGAATCCTTGTTGCCAGGATTACCCCAGTAGCGGTACCGATCAAGCGCCACAGTCTGCCCAGGCTGAGCGGCGAAGTCGTGCACCACAACGGGGTCGACGGCCATCTCAACCACATAGGCAGGGTGGGGCCGATACAGCTCGGCACCCAACACCTTCGGAAAATCATTCAGCGATTCCCAAGTTTCCCTGGGGGCTGGACCATCTCTTCACCCCAGAGGGGTGCCGGGCGCTGGACTTGTATTACGCAGCAAGCGTGCTGCACCAAGTGGCCTCTGCACGTTCCAGTCACGCCTGACTGGCTTCGCTCAGGATTACCCTCGACTTGACGTTAGGGCTTCCCTGAATTCACCCGGTTTTCACTTGCCGATTGCTCGACAAGGCGACAACCTTGAGCGCTCGCTTCGGTGAGCAGCCGGAGCCCGGCTGTTTCCCGGTCGGCGAGCTAGCTATCGATCCACATGGGATGAAATGCTCCGATAGTGAGGATGTTGGCAAGCGTGGTGCCTGCCAGGGCTTACTCTAGGAGTAGTTTTGGGGGCGAAATTTGGACACCACAGAGGTGCGTGGTTTGCTGGGATTGTTCTTCGCTGATGGATGCCTGACCTCTCGCCGTGGGCCAGCCTCCAGTTACGTGAAAGGCTCCCTCAATGCCGGTCTGCACGAACGGGACTTCCTCGAGGAAAAGGTCGCCGAGGTGCGCAGCTTCATCAACACCGGCGCCGAGATCGTTCCGTATCAGACGCCCGAGCGCGAGACCGGTAACCGCACGACGGTGCTTCGCTTCCGGGTGGCCAGCACCAAACTCCGCCCGGTCTACAACCTGCTCTACCCCTACCGGCGCCGCAAGGTGACCAGGGCCGCCCTCGAGCTCCTGGGCGGCAGGGCAGCAGCCTGGCTCTGGGCCGAGAGCGCCCGTCTGGAGCGTGGCGGGTTCCTGCTGAGGCGGGTCGGGAGCTCCACGGAGGAGGCGCGTCTGGTCAGTGGCTGGCTGGAGCTGCTCACCGGTGCCGCGTCCGAGGTGTCGAGTGACCACGCCAAGCCGCGGCTTCGCTTCGGGCTGGAGGAGAGCGCACGCCTGCAGGGGGCGCTGCTGCCCTATGCGCCGGCCAGTCGGATCCACCTGTTCCAGCCATGAGCGCACGTTTCGTCAGCCTGGCGGTCGGCTATGCACTGGGCGGCGGTGTCCTGCGCCGCAAGGGTGTGCGGCAGCGCCCGTGGCTGGAGCTGCGGCGACTGGAGACCGAGTCGATCTACCTGGGGCACCAGGTGCGTGGCCTGCAGCGAGCAGCCACCGGTGAGCTGCGCCTCGATCAGGACACGCTGCCCGGCCAGGGCTATTACGACATCCGCCGTGCCCGGCTGCACTCGCCACTGCTCGAGCGTGCCCTGGAGCTGCTGATGCCAGACGGCGAACCGCGGCTCACCACCGAGGTGCTACAGGTGGCCGGGGTCCGTGGCCTGGCCAGCCTGTGGCTCGACCTGGGGGCCTGGCGGCCCGGCGGCGCCGCCCGGCTGCCACTGCGTTCGGGCGCGGACGCCGAGCTGCTGGTCCACCACCTCAAGCAGCTGGGGGTTTCCGCGGCCGCGGCCGACAGAAAGGGCCCGGTGCTGGAGTTCCGCCCCGTCGCCATGGCCGAATTCGCCGACCTGCTCCGCCCCCAGGTGCACCGCTCCATGCGCCATGCGCTGCGGCCGGGATCGCTGCACGGCGCCGAGCTCCTGAGAGCCTGAGCAACCGGCCTAGACTCGATCCGCCCCGAAGAAGGACAGCGTCAGGGGCGTCCCCACCAGGGCGGCTGGGTTCTTGCTGTCTCCCCGCCGCGGCAACCGATCTCCTGTGCGGGTCGCTCCCGGGCAGGAGCGCCTGGGCGTCTCTCTGGTTCTGGGCCTGATTGCCCCTTCTAGAGTGCACCTGGGCACGTGCACCTGAGATGACGATTCTGGTCCTGCGCACTCAGAAAGGGGCGCCCCTGACCTTTCAGGAGGTCGATGCCAACTTTCTGGCCCTGGCTGAGGCGATCAACCAGATCCTGACAGGTCAGTCTTTTACCGACAACGCGATTGCCCCCAACGCGGGGATCGCCCCGACCAAGATCGCCGGCACGGCCGTCGTCAACTCCGACCTCAGGCTCTCCGACCAGCGGACACCTCCCGACGGGTCAATCACTGATGCAAAGGTGGCCGCCAATGCGGGGATCCTGCCGAACAAGATCGCCGGCATCGCCGTCATCAATTCCGACCCCAGACTGGCTGACGAGAGGGTTCCGACGAATGGCTCGGTCACCAATGCCAAGGTGGCCAATGACGCCGCAATCGAAGGCACCAAAATCGCGCCCGACTTCGGCAGCCAGACCATCACCACAACCGGTTCCTTGACTGCGGCAGGGATCCGAACGATTGACGGGGTCGCAACATTCCCGGTTGCCTCGCCCACGCAAGAGAATGTCACGGCCACGTTGACGGCGGCTGACCTCAAGACCCGACTGATCGTCTCTCTGCCGGCAGTAGCGATCACACTGACACTGCCGACAGGGGCAACCCTGGGCGGCGGGTTCAGCTCGACCTATCAGAACATGGCATTCCAGTGGTCCCTGATCAACACCAGTTCCGCAGAGACCGTCACACTGGCAGGCAACACCGACCATGGACTGGTCGGCGATCCCGTGATCGCCGCCGAGAACTCGGCGCTGTTTCTGACCAGGCGTGACGCCGTCGACACGTTTGTGACCTACCGGATGGCCTGATCCGATGGACGTCTCTCCGCGGATCAACCAGATCGTCGGCGCCTACGGCGGCAGCGATCGCGTGGCCCCGAGCTTCAATGTCACCCGCTATGTCCGCCACGGCTCAACGGGCGATCCCCTGGACCTCGGGGCTCTCCCTGACGGTGATGTCATCCTCGATGGGATCATCGGCGGGGAGGCCGGCTCGAGCACGCTCTACTTCACGTTCAGACTGGATGAGCCCGCCCGTCTGGCCGGACGTATTGCCCCGGTGCAGCGCTACAAGGACCAGTACATCTCCCTGTTCCTGGCGGACGAGCAAGACGACTGGCGCGCAATGGGCGGCGAGGGGTACACCCTAGTTCCCTTCCCGTTCATTCCAGCGGACCGGTCGCAGTCCACGCTCGACGCCCAGTCCTACGTCAACGCCGGCTACTGGTTCGACGGGTACGCCATCAGTGAAGGCTTCAGCGAGCAGCTCTCGGCCTCCACGATCGAAGTGGAGACCCGGCCCATCCCCACCAGCGAAGTCATGCCGGCCGGCACCTACCGGGCCGTCGTCTCATCCAGCCAGTGGCCCGCCCTGCCGTTTCGCCTGCAACTGAGCAGCAGGGGAGCCGTCAGGCTCTCCGGGGATGCCGATCTGGCCCTGAGCGCCTCACTGAGAACATCGCTGGTGCGAATCGGGGGCTCCGCAACGCTCCCGCTAGCACCCACGGCACGACTCAGGGGTCAACGCCGGCTGACAGGGGAGGCAGATCTTGCGCTCACTCCGGCTGGCACCCTGCTGCGCATCTCTCCATTTGGCCTGTAGGCTGCCGCTGCCATAATTGAGGCCGAGCGAGCGGCGCCATGCCTCAATCCCAGTACCTGTCTGATGCGACCCTGAACTGGTTCCGCGGCACGAACTTCCCTGCCCCGCCCGCCTCCTTCGTATTCCTGAGCTTGCACTCAGCTGACCCGGGCGCAGCTGGTGCAAACGCCGAAATCACCCAGATTGTTGCAGTCTCCAGGCCGTTGATCGCCGTCGGAGTCTTCGGGGCGCCCGGCCCCAGACCCGCCGGCGGCCGCCAGATCAGCAACACTTCTGCGGTGCTGTTCACCAACAGCGCCGTCGGCACCGGCCTGGCGACGCACTTCGGGCTGTGGACGGCAGCGACCGCCGGCAACTTCCTGGCCTACGGGCTGATCAACCCGCCGACGACCATCCTCAACGGCGACATCGTCGAGTTCCCGATCGGTCAGCTGATTGTCGGCGTCCCGAGCACGATCGTCAGCTGATCAACGCTCGGCGATGATCGCCCAGCCCTTGCCCGGGGCATAGCGGAATGCGCCGCCGCCGATCGGTTCAACCATCCAGCGCCGGGCGAATAGCTCCCGGTCCAGGCGGATGCTGATCCCGTTGCCGTCCACCGTGGCGCCGGTGCGCAGGTCCGGGCGGCCGAACGGGTCGTGCACGATCAGCTCCTTCTCGGTGAAGCCGATCACGATCAACCAGTGGCCATCACCCGTTGGCCGTTCGACGGGCCCCCGGTGCACGTAGCCGCAGGGCACCGGGATGCCGCGGCGGATCTGGCCTTCGATCGTGCTCAGCGAGGCCGTCTCGGTGAACCGGGCGTTGACGCCGTACTCCCCGAGGGCGCGCAGCTGGGCTTGCACGCTCGTTGTGTCGCCAAAGCGGCGCACCGTCCGCAGGTACTGGTCATCCCCGTTCGGGCCCTGAAGGCTTCCCGGCTTGAGGTGCTCGACCAGCATGGCATTGGAGGACGAGAAACACATCCGCCGGGCCTGGTCACTGAACGCCGAATCCAGCTGCCGGTACGGATAGACCTGCAGGGGGTTGGGGTACGTGCCAGGCGCCACGGGCAGCGGCTGCGGCGGAGCAGCAGTGTCACTGGCGAACATGCGCCCCTCAGCGCGCCGCCGGCGAAGCAGGCCGGCTTCGACATTGGTGCCCGGGTTCCGGTAGAGCTCCAGGGTCGCAGGCACCTCACTCCAGCGCCGCTCGCGGATCACCCGCGTCAATGTCGCGAAGCCCGGCGAGTCGTACCAGTTGCTGCCGAGGTTGTAGGCGAACGACAGTAGGGCAGCCCGCTGCTGCGGGCTCATCTCCTTCCAGGTCGGGATCCGTCGCTCCTGGATCTCCCGGTCGCTGTTCACCCGCAGCGCCAGCAGGGTGTCCGCCTGCTGCTTGGTGATGACGTCACCGGGGCGAACCTCGCGGCCGTCCTCCATGCGGGTCGTGCCCCAGCCGATCGTCCAGGGCTTGTCACCCGTCTTGGGGTCTGGGTAGGCCTGCAGGTGGAGCCCCTCGAACTCACGGATCAGCGGCAGCGCCAGGGCAACGTCATCTGCGGCCACCTCGGCCGTGACACCGCCCCGCAGCCACAGATCCCGCAGTCGCCCTTCACTCAGGGCCCTGGGGTCGATGGTGGTCACGTGGTCGAGCACCGCCAGCAACCAGTCCCGGTGGTGCTGCTCCCGGGGGTTGTAGAAGGCGACGTAGTTCTCGTTCGGGATGACAGTCATGGCTCACTCCATGTCGCTGCCGTAGACCCGCGCGAAGCGCATGCCCGGCTGGCTCTCGGGCTCACGTCCCTCGAGCATCTCGACCGCCAGGTGCTGGGCCGCTTCCTCGGAGTAGCCCCTGCTCTTGAGCATCTCGTAGAAGTGGAAGAACCGGTCGATGCTCGTGTCGACGTCCTCCCCGTGGGTCATCACCTCCGCCGCCAGGTGACGAGCAGCAGGGGCTGGCACATCGTCGCTGACGAAATGCTGGGCCAGGGCGTTATAGATCTCGGGCTGGCCGGCGAGCCGCATGTTCGCGCAGAAACGCGCCCCCATGCTAGCTACAGCATGCAGGGCGCATTCCAGGTGTTGGAGTGATCAGCCGCCCCTGAGAGCCATGCCGAGGCGGGCCAGATTCCCCGTCTGTAGTCCAGGCACATTCGCGAACATGGCCTCCTTGTACTGGGCCACCAGAGCATTGGCCGCGGCCTTCTGGGCGTTGCGCACCTCGTTGTCGGGCGCGCCGTCCTGGAAGTTCAGCGCAGCCGTTGCGAGCTGATGCTGGCTGGTGCTCATCCCCGCCATCAGTGAGCGACCCTGATCCATGGCGCCGGCTGCGCCCTGATTGCCGGCCGTGACCGCGTGACTGCGGGCGAACGAGCCGGCCTGGCTGGGCTGGATCAGCTGCTGCTGATACAGGGAACCCCCGTTGGGGGTGGTGCTGGTGATTCCTTGCGGGAGCATCATGGCCGTCGTCCTCACATCGGGGGAGCGTCAGACACCAGGGCCTTGGCCCGCAGGGCATCGGCGGGTGCCTGGCTCAGGAGCCGCCAGGCCTGGTCGGGCTGGGTCCGGGAGATCTGGTTGAAGGCGTCCCAGAACTCGCTGGAGCCACCGGCCGCTTGCGCGCCGGGAGAAGGGATCTCCATCTGGGGGCGCTGGTAGGCGGGCTGCTGCTGGGGGAGGTAGCCGGCGGCGGCCACATCGGCAGCCAGGCGATCCTCGGGCAGCTCCTGGGGCGACACCCCATTGGGCCCGAAGAAGTCGTTGACGTAGTCGGCCAGCAGGTCGGCGTCGGTCACCAACAGGTTGTAGGCCTGGTTGTCCTCCAGGGCGGCATTGAGCAGCAGTTCGACCTGCTGCAGGTTTTGACCCAGTTGCTGCAGCTGCTCCAGTGCTTGCGTGCTCTGCTGGGCCTGCTGCAGGAGGGCATCCTCCACGGTGCAGGCGTAGCGGTTGAGTAGCGCGGGGGCCTCGGTGCCGAAGTGGCTGAGAACCTCCAGGCTCTCGTCACTCACGCTGGAGAGGTACTGGTCAGCTCCGCTTGCGGGCGCGGCCGCCGGTGCGGCGACGGGTGCGGCCACTGGTGCGCTCTGGGGCCATGCGCTCGGCAAGGTCGGCGAATAGGCCGGCATTGCTTGGGGCTGCCAGGTCGGCATCACCGGGCTGGAAGCCTGCGGGTAGCTGGGCGCCGCGGAAGGGGAGTACCCCTGGTAGCCCGCCACCTGCGGGGTCGCTTGCCAGGGTTGCGCCTGGGGCTGGGAGGGCGGCATCCCGTTCAAACCGGCGGTCAGGCGCTGGTACGCCTGCTGCCATGGATCCGCCACCGGCGCCGGTGCTTGCTGTGTCGGGTACGAAGTCGGGTTCGCCGGAGCTGCCTGCGGCGACATCGAGACCGCGGTTGGCGCGGGCGCGCTCGATGGGATTGAGCTCGGCTGGCTCGGAGGAGCCTGTTGAATCACCGTACTGTCCTGCATAGGTCAGCTCACGTTTGAGGAAGTCGAAAGCTCGATACAGGAACGGAACCAGATCGAGGCGGGCGTCCGCAAGCAACGGCAGATCCGGGGCTTGGGGATGGGGGACCTCTCGCATCATGTTGATGAGCGAGAGGAAGGTTGAAATGCTCTGTTGGGTGGCTTGCGCCATCCTGAACGGGTACCCATTGAGCATAGCGGACCTCTCCTCGTCCGTTTTGCTCGGGAACAGGTGCCGCAGGGCTTCGATCGAGTTGACGCCCAACTCCTGCAGGTTGCGCACCACGATCGACTGATTGAGGATGTCCTCGGTGGATTCCTCGAACACCGGCCCGCGCCAGCGCCACTCCACGCGGCGATCGCCATCGGGGATCAACCCCATCACCCCACTCGGGAACTCGCGCTCCTCGATGGCCTGCTCGATGCGCTGCTCGAGCTCCTGGCGGTAGGCGGCGTACTCGGCTTCGTGCTTCTCCAGGGCCTCGCGGTAGGCCTCGTCCCCCTCCATCTCCTCCCGGATCGGCGCATCCGGCGGCAGCAGCCCGATCGCTGTGGAGAACGACTCCCGGAAGATTCGCTCCTCGTGGTAGATCATCAGGGCCAGCAGCTTGCAGAGCCCGTAGGTCAGCAGCCCCCGGCACTTGCGCAGCGCCGTGGTGGCCGCCCGGCCGAACAGGCTCTTGATCTCGTAGGCCGTCGCGCCCGAGGAGATGCCCAATTCATCCACGCCGCCCAGGGCATTGCGGATCTCTTCTCGGTACTGGCGGGCGTAGAGGTTCTGGTCGCCGCTGACCGCATTGGGGGTGATGTAGCTGACCCGGTCCGTCGGCTCGATGTTGGTAATCAGCCGCGGCACGCGCATCCCGCCGAGGGTTGGCGCGCCGGTCAGGTCGTGCCGACCGCTCGGGCGGCCGCCGGCTGAGAAGCCGGCCTGGCTGGCGATCGTCGGCCGCTGCGGCATCGCCCCCTCGGTCGACTCCACCAGGTCATGCCGCGGCCGGCTCGACACCAGTGTCGGGTTGCCGTAGAAGCGGATGTTCTCACGGATGTTCCGCACCAGGGCGTCGTGCACCATGATGTGCTCGGCGAAGCTGTCGAAGTCGCCGGTCGCCTCCATCCCGGTGGAGCGCATCATGTTGAAGGCCTCCACAGCCGGGATGAACCCGAGGCTGTTGCGCACGGTGCGCTTCCTGGCTGCAGTGACCGTCGTCAGCGGTGTATCGAACGAGGGCTTTTCGCTGCTGATGGTCTCGACGATCGTGTCACGCCTGACCTGCAGGCGGACGTACTGAAGATTGGAGCCGCCGGGGGCCTGCATGGCGATCGCGCCCAGTTCCTGCCGGACCTTGAACGAGTAGATCAGGTCGAGCTCCTCGATCTCCTCCTGGGCGTCGTAGTAGGCGCGGTAGTTCTCCTTACTGAACCACATGATCCGGTAGGTGTCCCGCACCGGCCGGAAGAACCAGAGGCCCTTGCCCTCCGAGATGAAGTCGTCGATCACGCCCTCGAGGCGAGCGTCGATCTCGTTCTCCTCGATGACCTTGGCCAGGAATGACTTGCGGAACCCGTAGGTGTCCTGCCGGGGGAAGAACTCGATGCCCTGCCGCATCATGAACAGGCGCATCTGGGCCAGATGGCTGGACACGATCATCGTGTCGACACCGGCGGCCCCCTCCCGGTTGCGTGCGGCCTCGACGATGCGGCGGAACCGGTCCTGGGTCTGCGGCTGGCTCATGGGGGCAGTCTAGGTGGGGTGCTTGCCAGGTCTCTCAGTATTCGACCTCGACGCGGCCGCGGCGGAACAGCCGCTCGAGCAGGATCTGCAGGGCGTCGGCGCAGTCCTCGTGGGCGGCGTGGCCCATGTTGACCACCTCATCGAAGACCACCTGGAAGTCCCGGTACTTGTTGAAGACCACCTTGTGGGTCTGGAACAGGCCCATCACCCCGCGGAACCGGGCCAGCTTGTCGCCGCGCACACCGGTCACGGGCTGCACCCGCAGATTGGTCAGCCCCCACTCCTGCATGGCCAGCCGCTTGAAGTCCCCCTCGAAAGACTTCTGGTAGCCCACCGACTCCGGCCAGACGACCACCTCCGAGAACGTCGGCATGAACCGACCGAGCTCGTCCTTGATCAGCAGGTTCCACTCGTGGAGCATGTCGCAGAGGGCTTCGATCTTCTCGACGTTGCCCATGGTGCGCATCCGCCGCATGTCGATGATGTAGGCCTTGTCGTCCAGGCGGCCGCCAAGCATGAACACCGTGTAGTCGTTGCGCTCGCGCAAGCCAGAGGAGAAGTCGATGCTGACCCCGATCTGATCGAACGTGTCGGGGATCTGGTCGCGGATGAACAGGTCCGGCGCCATCCCGAGCTCGGTGGAGCGCACCGCCTTGTTGAGGTACTGGTAGGCGAACGAGATCGGATCCTTGCGCTGGAGTTCCAGCAGGTATTTGACGCTCCACTGGTCCTCCCAATACGAGCGCGGGGCCCCGTCGTCGTCGTAGGTGAGCGCCGCCTGGGTCAGAACTCGCCAGCCGTTCTTCTCGATGAAGGTCGTGGCGAACATGTCATCGAAGTGGAACCGGGTGCCCAGGGCGATCGCCCGCGCCCCCTGGAACATCGTCGGCACGATCACGCTGTTCCAGTTCTGCTCCATCTCCCGGCGCACGTCCGGGTTGGCGATCGACTTGGCCGACTTGATCAAGTCGTCCAGGACCACCAGGTTCGAGCGCTTGGAGGTGATCGTGCCCTGCAAGCCAGCACAGGCCAGCGTGAAGGCGTCCTCCCCGCGGACATCGATGCCGGCGTACTCGAAGTCGATCGACCAGAGCTCGTCGCTGGTGCGGGTCTTGCTGATCCGCACGCAGGGGAAGATCTCGCGGTACTCCGCCGATTGGATCGTGTTCTTGATGCCCAGGCTCTTGGCCCGCGACACGTCGATGTTGAACGAGACGTAGAGGATCCGCAGCAGGCGCTGCGCCAGCGTGTGGCGGCCGATCAGCCAGGCACAGAGCAGCCCGAGCACCGTGCTCTTGGCCGAGTTGCAGGAGACGACGTGGTCCTTGATCACGAAGTCCCGCAGGGGGCTGTCGACGGCGATGCAACCGATCTCGCGCGTGCCGGCCGGACGGATGTCGACGATCGTGCGCTGCAGGATCGACGGCCGGCGGCCCTGGCAATGCAGCCGGTAGCGACGGGCCTTGATGTCGCAGTGGAAGGGCTCAATGTGCGTGGGCAGCGCCATCTCGACGATCGTGACGTCGGCGCCGGTGGGACGCTTCTTGGGCTTGAGTCGGGCCACGCCACCCAGGGAGCGCGCCACAGCAGCCAGGCCCTCGGCCACGGCCGGCGAGCGCACCGGTGCGGTGATGATGCCGCCCTTGCGGCTGCTGCCGGCGCCGTCCAGCATCCCCTGGAGCAGCGCCACCCGCTGGGAGATCGAGCCCTTGAGGTAGACCACCGGCATCGGCCGGGCCGACGTGTGGCAGCCCCACAGATCGAAGATCTCCAGCAGCGGCAGGATCGGGTTGATCGACAGCCGACGAGGGCCATCCTCCCGGCGGCCACCGGCCCCACAGATCGACCAGCAGACCGTCTGGGCGCTGATGCGCCGCACCACGCAACCCTCTGGGACCTCGTCACTGACGCGGGCCACCAGGTCGGCGTCCGAGCTCGTGAAGCGCACGGCACTGCTGGAGAGGCCGCCCCGGGTGAGCAGCACCCCCATGACATAGGGCTCGATCGGCAGCGCCACCGGCGGGGTCTCCACCGGCGAGGTCAGCGGCACCGCCCAGCGGGGAGTGCACTTGCCAATGATCCACGGCAGCTGCGACTCCCGCGGCGGCTTCTGTCTGCGAGGGGTCAGCCGGGAGTAGGTGCGCAGGTCCTGCAGGGTGCACTCGCGCCAGTCCTTACCCGCGCGCCCGGCGGTCTTGACCAGGAAGCGGTGCGAGTCATCGCAGACCATCGTCACCCCGTCACTGAACAGCACCTCCCAGCAGGGGGCCTTGCCGTAGCGCATCACCTCCTCGACGTAGGTCACGCGGCCGTTGGAGGCGTAGACCTGGTCGCCGACGGCGATCTTCTTGAGGGGCTTCCAGCCTGATGGCGTCAGCACCGGGGTCTTGAGGTCAAGGGGACCCCGGGGGGACAGCAGGCAGGTGGGCGGCCCGGCCGCATCCATGACGTAGGGGTTGCTCTCGCCGGTCACCAGGTGGGGATGCCACTCGAGCATGTGCAGCATCGGCGGCTTGCCCATCGCCGCACAGAAGTAGGCGAAGTTCTCCCGGGCCTTGCAGACGTGAGTGCTGGGCTTGGCATCAGCCGAGGATCGCCGCGGCACACGCCGGGCGCGCTGCCTGGCGGATTGTTTGAGCGCCCTGGTAACTGCTGCATCAGCCATGGCACGCACTCTAAGCGATGCCAAAGCCGATTGTTTTGCACTACTAGCGCTCTTCGTTCAGCTGGCTCCAGACCACATCGAACCCCTCCTGAAGTGCGCTCTGCATGTCATCGTCGTCGGAGAACATATCCTGCAAAGTACGCATCAGCCGGTCCACCCCGGAGAGGATCAGGCCCCGGCGATCCAGGCCCTTGCTCATGCGCTCAATCTCGGCGAGGTGGCCGCGGAGCTCCTTGGTCAATGAAGCGACGCTGCGGGCAATCTCACCGGACTTGGCGCCTTCGTCCGCCAGGGAGGATCGCAGCTGGTCGATGTCACCCTCCAGTCGAACCGCCTCGGCCTCGAGCATCCGGCGGCGATTGAGCTGCGGGTAGCGCTTCTGCAGCCAGGCTTCCAGTTCAGCGAAGTCCGCCTCGTAGCCCATTGCGCAGGCGTAAAGCCACACCTGCAGCGGCGACTCACGGGCCTCGCAGGCCAGCAGAAAGCGCTCCCGCTGGCCGTGGTCCAGCGCCGACAGGAAGCCCGCAACGCCCGGGAATGGATCAGCCAAAGAACCTCCGCCCCTTGGCAGCGATCGCGCCGCGGGCGTCCGCGCGAAGCCGCAGGGTCTCGTCCGTCCCCTGGGTCAGGGTCTTGCGATCCTCGTCGCCCTGGATGCGCCGCTGCTGCTCCTGGCTGCGGTTGGTGTCACGAACGCCGGCCAGCTCCTGGTCATAGCCGTAGCGCTGGGCATCCGCCCCGATGCGGGTTGCGTCGACCTGTCGGTCAGCGGAATACCGGGTCCCCTGGAGCTGCCGGTCGGCGACATCGACGGTTGCATCCGCTGTGATGCGGGTTGCGTCGACCTGTCGGTCAGCGGAATACCGGGTCCCCTGGAGCTGCCGGTCGGCGACATCGACGGTTGCATCCGCTGTGATGCGGGTGGACCTGACGCCCGCGTTTGCGGCGTAGCGGTCGCCGGCCAGGCGCTGATTGGCGACATGCCTGACGTCACGCGAGTTGATCCGAGCAATGCCCGTCTGAATCCTGCCCTGCTGGGTGGTCAGATCACTCAGCACTGCCCCCTCGGCGGCAATCCTGCGCTGATCGGCCTCGGTCGCAATGCCCTGGAGACCGCGCTGCCGCTCCAGCTCGAGCGGCATCATCGTCCGGGCATAGCTCGCGTCCGACTCGGTCTGCAGCCCGGCGCTCAGGAGGTTGTGGAACAGGTCATTGCTCATACCGGCGACGGCTTCATTGCCCGGGTTCCGATTGACCCAGGCCTGCATGGCGCCCAGCCACGGGGACGAAACGGGATTGGGCGAGCGGTCCGAGCCTGGCCTGGGGCGACGAAACTCCGGGCGCCTGGATCCATCCTCGCGGCGTGGGCGAGGCGCGTCACCCGGCTGGGGGCGAACAGGGTCAGTCCGCCGGTCCTGCGGCCGCCCGCCCCCCTGTGGCTCGCGGCGGGGATTGCTGTTCCCCTGCGGACGGGATTGAGACTGTCGGCGCGCCTCTCGAATAGCGGCCAGGGTGCGTGCGTTCATGGGATCACTTCGCGAGGCTGGCAGCAATCAGGGCGGTCGGGCCCAGGAGCTGCAGGGTGCGATCCCAAGGGGTCGGTTGGGCTTGATCGGCGAAGTACCTTGCAGCTTCGAGTTGCTGTCTCTGCAACTCCAGTACGGTCTCGGCGTTCCGCTGGGCCAGGGGAACGTCGCCGATGAATCGGTCGACCATTCCCGTCTCGAAGTCCTGGGCCCCCTTGGTCAAGTCCCTGGCAGCAGCCAGGCGATCGCCCTGAAGCACTCGCTGAACCCCACCCTCGGTCTGGGCCAGGCTCCCAGCGCCCTTGAAGGCTGCCTCGGTCTGCCGGACGGCAGCGTCGCCCTGGGCGCCAATCAGGCCAGCCTGGACGCCCCCCGCCGTGGTCAGGGTGTTGTTCACCAGGCCCGCCCGGTTGTTGTCCACCCTGATCTGGTTGTCCACCTCGCCAGCGCGCTGTTGCGCCTGCTGGGCGGCGACAATCGGAGCGCGCCGTTCGATCGCGTCAGTCTCGGCCTGCGTGTTCAGCCTTGCCGTCTCCTGGTCCTGCCTGCGGATCCGTTCGTAGACGTCCAGCAGCTGCTGCTGCTGACCTTGGAGGCGTCGCTGAGCAGCCTCATCGGTCAGGCGCTGCGGCGTCTGGGCGAGCCTCGTGAAAAACTCAATCGCTGTCTGAAGATTCGCTGCGACGCTCACGGACAACTGCCAGACCTTGTGGCCATTCTAAGGCGGGCGAAAGCCTGGGCTCTCACTGCAGGCTGATGCCGCCCTGGGCTGCCCTGCGGCTGGTCGCCGACCAGGGCTCGATCTGGGAGCGTGCCAGGTTCAGCCCGGCGAGCGTGTCATTGAAGTTCCCCAGGAACTGGTTCGGATCGATGGCACCGCCGTTGAGCACGGAGGACAGCATCTGACCGGCCATTCGCTGCCGCTCAATGCCGACCTGGCCGAAGTTCAGGAGCGCCGGAGCGATCGCTCGCAGCCGGTCACCCAGGGAGGCCTGCTGCGGCTTGCGGCGCTCCTTCTCGATCGCCAGCAGATTCTCCCCCTGGACACGCAGGCGCTCCATCTCGGCCTTCGCGGCCATCGTGTCGCCTGCCAGCTTGCCGGCCATCGTGGCATTCAGGATCGGAATCTGCCCGAAGGCACCGCCCTGCTCCGCCAGGACAGGTGCCCGCTGCATTAGCTGGGCAAAGCTGCCAGACGGGACGATGGTCGCACCCGCTGCCATCAGCCCAGCCCCCTGGCGGCGATCGCGGCTAGGGCGCTACTGAAGCCCGGGTCGACGTAGGCACCAGGCGGTACTTGCGAGGGACCCAGCATGGCGTCCTGGTAGAGGCTCATCCCGCGGGCCCTGGTGGCCATGTCCATCCGAGCCTGCTCGGCCTGTTGCTGCAGGGCAGCCATTGCCTGGGCGGCCGGCATCCCGCGCAGGGCGCGTTCGTTCTCCATTGCGATCTGGGAGCGGGCCATCTCCTCTGCGCGGCGCAGCTCTTTGCGGAAGGCGCGATCCTCAGGGCTGCCCATAATCAGCCCCTGCGCAGCATCCGCACCACCCCTGGACAGGGCGGCGCCGGCGTTACCGCCCAGCAGTGAACCGGCCACGAATCCCAGCGGGGCCGTCACTGGAGCAAAGGGGCCGCCCAGGAAACCTCCGATCTTGGCACCGACCAGGCCGCCCCCGAGGCCGCCCACCACGTTCCCGCCGGCCGCCGACACATTGGCAATCGTGTTGCCGGGATCCGCGTTGAGCTGTCCGATCGCATCGAAAGCGATCGGCGCGCCAGCCAGGGCCCATCCGCCAGCCCGCAGCATGGGGTTACTGGCGAGAGCCGCGAGGCGGCTACGGAACCCCAGGCCGCCGGCGGTGCTGGTTGAACGGGCCATGGCGCACGCCTGTGATCGCTCGATTCTAGGAGGCGCTGATTGCCTGGTCTTACAGGGCTCAGCGACTGGCCAGGCTGCCGACCGCGGAGCCGACGACCGGCGCCAAGGCCGGGCCAACCCCGGGGATCAAGCTGGTCAAGCCACCCGCAATTGCGCCGAAGATGCCGCCACGGCTGGACCTCTGCTGCTGGTTTCTCTGCTGCCGCATGATTTCGTCCTCCCGCTCCTCCCGGTACTGCGCTGCACGCTTGGCGGCCAGGACGTAGTTTTTGTTGGCGACTGCGTCCCCAGCCAGGCCGGCGACGACAGAGGACCGTTGGCCGATCGAATCGGTGAATCGCGTCTCACCAAAGAAGTCGCGACCGGGATTGTCAAACGGATCGAAGGCCATGACTCAGCTTCCCCGGTACGTGGACAACGCGTGGCCGTAGGCGTCACCACTGGACCAGGGACCAATGCCGCTCGTTCCAGATGTGGCGTTCAGCCAGTTGCCGTAGGTAGATCCACTGGCGACTGGGCCAATGCCAGAAACGCCAGTCCCTGGGGATCCAGGGAACTGGGGACCTCTACTGAAGAGACCGCGCAGCCCACTCGCGAGACCGCTGGCGAGCTCGGGGCCACTGGAGGCCAGTCGCGACATAAAGCCGTCACTGAAGGAAGGCCTGGTGTAGGAACTCGTCGGCGCGGCTCCGTACTTCGCGGCCTCCTTTTCAGCGTTGGACTGACTGATCTGCCTCATCATTCCGTACTGGGCACCCAGCTGATCCTCGTAGATCCGCTTGAACGGATCACTTCCTGCGCGTCTGAGCGACGGCGCACCGCTGGCGTAGGGGCTGTCGTCGCCGTAGCTGCCGTACACGGAATCCCGGCCGCAGATGAATCAGCACCGATTCTAGGCCGGCGGCAGCTGCCCGGTCTGCCCGCCTGCCAGCTCAGTCTCTCGGCGGCGGTTCTCCTCCATATTCTGGGCCCGGCGCACCTGCTCCAGCAGTTGCGCACCGGCGGCGGTCACGCCCAGGGCAGCCGAGGAGCCGCCGATGGCGCCCAGGAACAGCGTGTCCTCGACCCTGTTGAGCTGCTGGCTGTGGGCCGTCTGTGCCTCCCGCAGCAAGTCCTGGATCTGTTGCGCGGCGCCAGGATCGAGATCCGGCCTGCGGAGCTCACTGCGAAGCCGGCTGACCTCGTATTCCCGGGTCGCGAGCTCCCTGAAAGCATTGCCAGTTCGGGTACCATCCGGGCGAGTCGTGCCGCGCGCCAGGCGCTTGCCGGCCATACGCAGACCAACCGCTCCGCCCACGACGCCCGCGGCGACCGGCAGGACCCCGGTCAGCAGCGGAATCGACCGGCCCAGGAGGTTGACCTCCGCGCCGTGGATGCCATCCGGGTTGAACTTCACCGGCATCGGGCTGCCGTGGAGGTAGGCCTTGTAGGACTCGTACTCGCCTCGGGAGACATCCGGCCGCTCCTTGACCAGGTCGTCGTAGGGCAGCAGCCGGCCGGTCATGCCGATCGCCCGCAGCGGCGCCTCCAGGAGGGGGTTCTCCGACTCGCGGCGGTCCTCGCTACTGGGCAGAACGGCGCCGTAGCCGGGCTCTCGAAAAAGGTTACCGACGGCCGCGCTGGCGCCCAGGATCACCGGGAAGGTGGCCGCCACGGCGTAGTTGGATCGCGTGAACGGGGAGCCCGTTGGAGCGCCATCGATCCCGGGCCGGCGGAACACCCTGTTCGGCCCCAGCGCACCGTGCATGGCCTGCTGGCCTGCAGCCGAGGCGGCGGCCTGGAAGGCATTGATGAACCACCACAGGTTCTGCGCGCCCTGCGTCGTCGCGTCTGCGGTGAGAGCGCCAGCCCCTTGCGCAACCCTGCGCGCGGCATCGGCGGCGCGGCCCTGGCGCGCGAACTGGACGTTCGGGTACTCCCCGACGCGCGTGGTCTGCTCCCGGAAGAGCTGATCGCTGTTGCGGCGATCCAGGAACTCCTGCGTCCGCGCCTGGCTGTAGCCGCCCAACCAGGAGGGCAGGTACTGGCGAGCCAGGTCGATGCCCTGCGAGCGCAGCAGCATCGACTCAACCGGGGTCAGGTCCCGGCCACGTGCGAAGTTCTGGGGCTGGGCCCGGTACGCCTGAGAGAAGACGTCTCGCAGTCCGAGCCCGGTGCGCGGGATCCGAGGCAGCTGCATCAGCCGTACCCCCCGAATCCGTAGGGCGACAGCAGCATGCCGAGGCCGCCACCGGTGGTGACCGCCTCCTGTTCACGCGCGCGGCGAGCCTGTTCCTCGGCGATGACCTGCTCCCGGAAGGCGCGGTTGTTCTCCTCCTGGGCGGCCTGCGCGGCCTCGTTGTAGCGATCGAAGACGCTCTCGGTGGCTGGGTTGCGCAGGACGCCACTGCCAAAGAGCCCGAGTTCGGCGCCTAGGCCGGCCATGCCCTGCACTGTCTGCTGCCCCATCGGGCCCAGGGGGCGCTGACGCATGCGCCCCACCAGGCCCGCAATCGGAAGGCCGACCAGCCGGCCAGCGGCGCCAGCTGGGTAGGACATGGCGAAATCAAGAGCACTGGCGCCAGCTCGATCCAGCGCGGTCGCCCCGTCGAAGCCGATCGACTCGTCAGCCCCGGGCAATGAGGCGCCAGCCAGCGCGGAGAAAGCCAGGTTCGGAACCACGTCCGACGCGATCTCCCCGAGAGCCGGTTTCCAGGTTGCAGCAGCGCGGAGCGATCCGGCACCGAGGCTGGGGTAGAGGGCCCGGAGGGCGGTACCGGCGAATCGGGCTACGACGGGGAGCATGGGTCAGCAGCGGAGGGCGGCAGGGGGCATCAGCCGAAGTCCTGGTTGAACCGGAAGAGCCGATCGGCCTTTCCGTAGATCACGTCGCCGTGCTCCTCAAGATCCCGGGCAAAGGATCCCGCGGCGCCGACATTCTCGAACTCCTGGGATGCCGATTGCTTGGCAATACCCTCGTTGAAAAGCACCAGGCCGGTATCCCTGAACTTGGCTTTCTGCTGGTCAGCCGCCTCGAGAGCAGCCATCAGGTGCTGCCCTCGATCGCCGGCAAACTTGAACGCCATTTCAGTGCCCTCCTGGATTCATCGTAGGGGGCTCAGTAGAGCGGAGGAATGGCCCGCGCGCCGCGCACCAGGGGAGATCGCCAGGTCCGGGGCATACCCTCGCGAGGAGAGGCACCCTGCACCAGGGCGGGCTCCATGCCGACACCAACCTCGGTGATCCGCTCGCCCGGGCGACTCACTGGCATCAGCACGCTGGAACGCACCGGCACGGCAGCAGGAGTGACGGCACCCTCGGGCCACTCCAGGCGCGAGGTCCGCACCGGTGCTGCGGACAGATCCCACAGGGCGCGCACGTTGTCAGAGATCGACGGGCTGCGCCCCTCGGCACGGGCGCGCTGAGCGCCGTTCAGCATGGCCTGCTGGGCGAGGTACTCAGCCTGGAAGGGATCGCGAATACCGAGCTGCCGCTGGGCGACACGGCTCAGGATTTCCACATCCGGGTTGAGCTCGGGGGTGCCGACGCCGGAGAACGCCTCGTCGGGATGAATCACCCGGTACCCGACATTGTGGCCAACGGCATCACCGTCGACGTCGTTCACCCCGGCCCAGAACTCGGCCTCGCTATTCATCCGGTCGACGCCGGCAGTGATGGCGTCGTCACCGAGGAACAGATCGCCCCTGGGGACGACGCCAGGAAGCTCCAGCTGTCCGGGCGCTACCGGTGCAACGGCACCATCGAGACCTGGTCGGACGGCGGACACCATGGCGACATCCTCCGGTGCGGCCGCGAAGGGAGTGCCGCGGCGGAGGCCCGCCTTGCGGATCCAGTCGATAGCCCGCCCGGTCCTGGTGCTGGTGGTCTGCGGGAGCTGCAGCTGCACCGCGGCTTCAGGCTCCGGCCGGGCGGCAGCGTCGGCCAGGAGCCGCTGGACGTACTCAAGCTGGGTGGCGGAGCCGCCGGTCACCGCCGAGGGGATGACCTGACTGGTGCCGTCCTGGGAGGTCAACGCGCGCTGCAGGGCCCTGCCGACGGCCAGCGGCGGCATGGTTTCAGGCTCGGCACCGACCTGGGACTGGATGGCCTGCAGGAGCTCATAGGGATTGGCAACGATGGCCGCCCTGCGCTCGGCCGGCATTTCCGGGAAGAGGGCGTCGACGTTCTCACCCTGCTTGCGGGTGCCGGCATGGGGCGACAGAGGTGCCACGCCAAAGCCGCTGACACCGGCGCTGGCGAAATCTTCGGGGGTTCGCAGGATGTACCGGCCGGTGGGGGTGCCGGTGTTGCTGTCACCGCGGCCGAGGACGGTCTCAGGGACCAGGACGAACTCCGACTGATCGCCACGCCGCCCCCGGATGACACCGAGCTGATCGGGTTCGCCGAGCTGCCAGCCCATTTGACGGGCGGCCTGGAGCTGTGGGACGCCCACGATCCGGCTGCGGCCGGCCTCGTCGACCCTGTTGTTGCTGCGCCTGGCGCGCTGGATGACATCGATGGCGGCAGCCTCGTTGAATGGCAGCTCGCCGGCGATCGGCAGTCCACCCAGCGAAGCGCCGCGAGCGATCTCGTCCCACAAGCCGCCCTGACGGGGCAACTTGCTGCCGAGGCGGAAGCCCTCGCGTCCGTCTGCGGTGGTGATCGGGTAGGCCTCGACCCAGGTCTCCCGCATGCGCCTGCGCGGTGCCTGGGAGCCGATGAACGGCGCTCGACCGGTAGCCCCCTGCCGTCCCGCAGGAGCGCCGGGCGAGCGCTGATCGGCCATGGACGGCAGGTCCGTCACCGTATTGGGCTCTTGCGCAGTGGTGAGAACCCGCACCATCGCCGGTGCGCCGCTGATCGGATCCGCGGGGCGGAATCGCTCTGGATCAGCGGCGACCTCGGCGCCCACCCAGGGGGTCATGTAGTCGCCCATGGCCTGCTGGACCAGCTCCGAAAGGGGCTGCTGGTATGAGGTCTTCCAGGAAGCGGTGTCGTCCGGGTTGGCCAGCACGCGACCACCGGATGCGACGACCGCCGGGGCGCCACCGACGTACCGCCCGCCACGGGTGCTGGTAGGTCCGCCCACTCGAGTGAAACCGCCGGCGGCGTCCGGCTCAAACCGTGCATCACCGGCGACC